AAGTATCACATTGTTTTCTATGTTTTTAGATGGTGTCCAGGATACTAAAAATCTACCATTTGGATTGGGTGTAAACATTACTTTAGAATCTTTAATCCCATTTTCCCAAGAAAAAGAACCTTTTGTTACATACCCCTTTCTTGTTAAATCTTCATTAAAATCTATTTGCTCGTATATTTTTGTTAAATTAAATATACTATTTTTGGCCTCGTCTCTAAATGCGTGTTCTTCCGTTCTCGGGAATTGTCTGTAATATTCATTTAAACCATCGCTATCGTGTTTTAGCCCTTCTACTTCATTTTCCCAAAACTTAATAACACCGGTTTCTATTTCAGCCCCATCATTTCCTTTAATTGGTTTTTCTGGAGTTTCAAATACAGGGTGTCCATAAGAATCAATGAATCCTTCGTAGTTCCATTCCATAGGTATGAACAAAGAATATAATCCTGAACTAGTCTGTCCATTGCGGTTTCTTCTTGTGACATCTGAATCATTATATAATTTTTGAAAGTTAGAACCTCCTTTTTCAAGCGAATTTGATGTTGAACCCATCATACACTTTCCAATAATCTTACTACCTAGTCTTAATGTTGTTTTAGTAACACGCCAGTTATTTAATATATTATCTGGTCTTTCCCACTTTCCAGATTCATCGTGAACTAATAAACTAAGCTTTTCACCATCGTAACTGTTATCACCAGTATTTTTCCAGTCAATGGTTGTATCTAACCCTTCCAACTCATTTTCTTCAGATACTTGTACTATTGATTTTTTTGTAAGTTTTGATGCTGGTACTCTAAATGCAAGCTCTGATTTTGGTCTATCCATTCCGTCTTGTATTGGTTTAAAAAAGAACGGGTAGTTAAGGGATATTGGTACAACCTTATCTGTGAACATTTTTTTAGCGTCAGCTCCAGATTTGGACAATATTCCAAACCGTGCATCTTTTGTAATTGTTGCCAAATTGACTGATTCCGCTGAAGACATAAAACTAAATCCGGATCGGCGGTTTTTAAGATAGCACATTCCATAAGCCCTAAAATCGGCTTTACACGCTTCCCAGAAAATAAAGAAAATTCTATTAGCTTCTCTGAAGTCTGGCTTCCCAACATCAATTTTAGCCCACTGCAAGTACATGTAATGAGAACCAGTAATATAAGTAATGACGTCTTTGTTATAAAACCAATAACCTTCTTCACGCCTGGTAAATTCTCTGTCAATATACGCATACCATTTATTTTTAAAAGCATCTGGGTAAGTTTCCCAATCAAATCTAGTTTTTATTTTACTTAATTCTTTTGGGTATTCATCAGCTGTCCATCTATTATTTTCTTTATTAATATTATTTGGAGCCAACGGTAACGCTATTTTTAAATTTTGTATTTCTACAATTTCTCCTATCTTACCGGTTTTGCTTATAATTACAACATCGTAATCTTTATTATAACCATACTCCCATTTATTTAACTTATTAAATCTTTTAATAGTGTTTAAACGAATAGGGCTAACTGATTTAATTAAATTTTGTTCGTACATTATTTTGATCTTCCTTCAGCAAAACCTTTAAAACCTGTACCGGCTTGTAATTTAGAGGCGTCAAGCATATTTTTTTCATTTTCAACTCTTGAAAGTATTTCAAAAGCATCAAATATTGCTAATTTTTTTGTTGCGGCAGCATTTTTTAATCTATCAGCAGCCAAGTCTTCCTCTGGGTCACCTATTATTATTTTTTCTTCTGCAACTCTTATTAATTCATCAACAGCTTTATACCCAGCTTGGATTATATTCTTTCTCAGTTCCTCGTATTTCATATTTTATTGCTATAGAATTTAAAGGGACTCTATATAATCTTTCGCCATCAATAACAAACTCATACTCGCTATTTGGTGTAAAGCCGACTAAATCATTACTATCAAGATTAAAGCTTCTTAAATCGTCCCCTAGGTGCTTTAAAACGCCTATATTGGCTCTTTCTTTATCATTTAGAAAGCTATTGTCTTGCTTTAGTGGTTTTACAAAGCAATAACCCGGTAATGTGAACCACTTGCCATTGCGTTTGTATAAGAATATTTGATCATCATAACACATATAAAGGTTGTGCTTGAAATAGTTGCTACTATTTCTTTCTTGGCCTCTAACATCAAAATATCTTCTAAAAACATTATGATGTACAATTACTAAATCATTTTTTTGTAAAAAAGAATTATTAATTGGTGTTTCAACAATTTTAGCTTGTCTGTTAACAAACTTATGATCTTCTATCTGCGTATTTAAAATTAAATTAGAGTCACCTATTTTTTTATTATTTGTATACCTTCCATCTAAAGGCTCTATTAAATAGGCATGTAAATGTTTCATTAATATTCTAAATTGTATTCAATTGCAATAGCCATATTTTTATTAAATGTTTTCCAAGGCAAAACCTCTTCGCTTTTTTCAATAAATATATTATAGCTTTCGTCTTCTTCTATTATTTCAACTATTCTATGACCGCCAAATACTTCTTGTCCTATAGAATAATGCATTGCATCGTTTTTATAATCTCTCCCAATGCTAATCTTCCGTATTAGATTCATCTTGATTTTCATTTAATATCTCAGCGTTATTAAATACTTCAATAATTGCCTTTACTCGATTAAATTCTTTAATAGGCATTTCATTTAAAATTGCTGTAATTTCAGTTAATTGTTCTTGTGTTAAAATTCTTTTCATTTTATTAAATTTAAATTAGTGTATATTTGATTATTACGTGTTATTTGTGTTTATTATTTCCAAATACTTTTTCAACACCTCGCGATCCAAAATAACCACCAATAACTATAGTGAGTAATCCTGTTATATCATCGAGTGGGTAATTTAAATACCAACCCGAAACATAAGAAACTGTTAAAAATATTAATATTAATGGGCGTACATTAGCAGCAAGCCAATTTCCTGATCTAGCATCAGCAACCCATCTTCTTGTAGTTCCATCTATTTCAGATCGTTCTAATCTTAATTTTTCAAGAGCTACTTCTTTATCTTCTTGTGGCATATCACTGCCACCAATTATTGCTTCTATTACAGAGCCAACCGGTGTATCACCAGCAATGGCTCCAACAACGTTAGGAATCTTTTCTAATAAAAATTTCCCAACGTTGGTGTCTTTAAATTTTTTTTTAGCCATTATTAATTTCTGTTAAGCTAAATGCTAACGCTCCTATGTTCAATCCGTATATCTTTAAATTTTCCATTATCCAATTCCGTTATATCCTTTGCTGTATTCTGCTGTTACTTCTGCATCTGTTAATGCTCTACTATAAAACTTAACATCTGAAATTTCACCGCTCCAATAATGGTTAGTGCCTTGATAAGAACCAATATAAGATGTCGCACTAGATGCTGTATCTGTGTAATTGTCGTTAGTTGCTGTTCCAACAGAAGTATCATTTACAAAAGCCTCATAAGAATTGCCTGACTGAACAACGGCTATGTGTGTCCAAGTATTAGCGGTTAGTGTTGCTAGTGGGTAACTTCCTGCACCACCCACAATAAAATCAAGTTGACCATTACTGTGATTTAATTGTAAAGCGAACCTTCCGTTAGTTAATCCTGCTCCTGTCATCCAAAAAGGCATTCCGAATGCTATTGATTTACCATCCCATTTTAACCACATAGATAAACTTCTATAAGGTTGGTCAAACGCATTTCTAAAAGAAGAATCTAAACTAACGTAATCATTGTTTCCATCAAAATCAAAGCTAACTGCCGAAGGTAAGAAAGTAGCACCGCTTATAGTACCATCATTCCCATTAGGATAGTTATTCTTAGTGAAGTTATAGTTTTGTCTTATTTGGTCTTGTGTAAGGGCTGTATGATATATTCTCACTTGTCCTATATCTCCGTCAAGGCGTCCAGTACTACTTCCACCCAAAGAACCTATAAAAGTATTATAAGCGTTTGTGTCGGCACTTTTACCACTAGATGAAGAAACCTCTAATGTTCCATTGACATATATTCTAACTATTCCATTAGACTCTACTAAACCAACAATATGATACCATACGTTAGCTGAATAGGTTGAACTTGTAGAAAGGTACTCATCTGTGCCATATACAAAGAACTTAATTTTATTATCTGAATGAAAACGTAAAAGCCAATTCTGAGTGTTACCGTCATCAGTTGTTTGAGAAACTATATAGTCTGCTGTTCCTGTTGTGTGCATTCTTGCCCAAACTTCAACAGCAAAGTCAGTACCGCTATTTTTTGTTAGACCTGTATTGTTTATTTTAACATAGTCATTAGTTCCATCGAACGTAATAAAGTTCCCTAACTCTTTTTCATAAAAGTCTATTAATGTTGAACTAAAATTGGTAAAAGTTCCATCATAACTATTAGTAGTTAAGTCAGTCCAAGTAGATGTTGAAACAGTAGTATCATCGCCTGCATCTAAATGTAGTTCTAAATCTGTGTCGGGTATTAAAGATGTTTCTTTTGTGTTTTTAGCTACTGCGTAGTAGATATAAGAACTACCACTAGTGTTTAAAGACCCACTAGCTACTTTGTTATTAAATCCAGTAGAAGTAAATTCAAAAGTACCATTATAATCTAATTCTTGTAAAGTTTCATTAGGAAATAAAGCTCCTGTTGATGGGTTGGCTGCTGTTCTTTTGTTGTCAAAAATATGCCAAGAAGCAGCAGCTGAAGTATTTTTTATCATAACAAACGCTGGTTCAAATCCAACATTTACAGTCATATTGCCCCCTGTTCCGGTATAACTACCTACTTTAGATACACCTCTTTTAGATGTAAAGCAGTAGGCTATATAGTTATCACCATTAAAATTTGTTGCCCTGTCCGCTACAGAACTAGTTGTAGAAAAAACGGTAGGTGTAGGTGCGGTGTTGTTAAAAGAGCCGTATGTTCCTGCTGCTGCAGTTTCATCTAAATTGATGTATTTTGTAGCTCCTAATGGTTCTACATAAGTTCTCCAATTTCTAGCATTGCTTAGGTTTTTGTGAATAACCATTTGAGGCTGAACATCTAATCCGTGTCCTACTGTTTGTCCAAAAGAACTATTCCCTGTATAACTAACTATACTAAAACCTAAATCATTATTTACACTAACCTGTGATGTAATATCTCCATTTGTATTAGATACTGCTGCACCTCCAGCTTTAAAACACCAAGCAACATAATCTTCTCCGATTGTGTTAGTTCTACCTCCGTTACCTGTTATGGTAAATCCTTCTGGTTGAACAGACGTGGGCATATTAGTAGACGTGGCTTGTGCAGCGCTTTGGTCTGATGCAAGGTAAGGTGCGGGAGATGTGATACCTCTTACTGAATCTACAATAGCGTGTGAATCTGTTGTATCTCTATTTTTTATCCAGATTAAGTCAGGTTGAAAACCAACGGTGTCAATTACGTGCGGTGCTGATGCCCCTGTATAAGTAACAGTATTAAAATGCTCGTCTACATTTGTAGCAGGAGTATATTCGTGGTCTTTTATGTCATACCATACAGAACCATCGCCATCGTAGCTATCTACATCGTTAGCGTCTAAGTGTAGGATAAGTCCTTCTTCACCTGCATTACCTGCTTCTGCTGCTGCTGCGGTATGTATTAGACGTTCGTTAATAGCCATATTACTCTGTTTCTATTTCTCTAGCTACGACATCGTAGGTAAAGTAATTATTTGTTGCACTAAAGTGTAAATTATTTATTGCTTGTGTTCCAATATCATAATCCGGAACAACAACATTAAAAAATCCAAATTCTTCGAGCACCTCATCAGATGCTCTATTTGCATTAGTAATACTTTTGTTTCCGTTTGATAGTATGTTTGGTATAGTATTGTACTTCTAAGCGTGCTTTCATTATACTGCAGTGTAGTTTGAAATTGTTCCAAATATTTCAGTATCATCATTTGTTGATATTAACTGAATAATGTTTTTTGTAGCCGTACCACTATATTCACCATTAAGCCATTTAACTCCAGCAGGCCATGTTATTGCATAATTTCCGTCAATAACTAATGTTTTAACCATACCCGTTTTTACATTAGAAAATGTAAGGGTAGTATCAGCGGTACATGTTTTTGTAAACACAGATGAAGCTGTCCAATCAACGTCTGTTGTAATTGTGCTAGATGAAAAAAACTCATCCGCTAAAACTTCGCTTTTTACTTTTGTAAATGCCATAATTATGTTGCTTGTTGTGATATTGTATAGAAAAACTCTGGTGTTCCATTGTCATCTGTACAGACTATTTGTATAAAGTTTTTTGTTCCTAAAGTAGTATCAAATTCACCGCCTAATAATATTGCTTCACTTGGAAACGTAAGAACATTAGCAGCTACACCATCTCCAGTTGCTACAATTATTTTAACCATACCAATTTTGTAATCAGTAAAGTTTAATGTAATAGGAGCGTTTGGTGTAATTCTAAATATTTGTGAACTATTCCAATCTACCGTTTGCGGCGATGATGACCCACTAATATTAGCTGAGGTTTGAAATTCAGAGGCTATTACACCTGACGTTATTTTTGTTAATGCCATATTTTAATATTTAAACCATATCTTTGCGCTCCACAATGTGTTTGTGCCAGGGTATGTTGATTGTCCTATATGTATTGTTCTATCTTGAGTATCAAATAGATCATAAACAACTCCTGTAAACATACCATATCGCACGCCGCCATTAAATTCTCCGTTAGCTGAGTTAGCTAAAGAAGTTACGTTGGTCGGTGGTTGTAGTGAGTTACTTGTGTAATTATACAGTTGCCATGCTGCTCCGGCAGGGTTTGTAAAAAGATATGCACCTGGATAATAATAACCTCCGTTTCCTGATTGATTACCATACCAATCACTTCTTAATGTAGTTGGTGAGGTTACTACAGCAAAATATGTTGTTTTATAACTAGGACTGCTATTTGAAGATATATTACTCATAGCAAACTTTCTAGCTTTAATATACGTTGAATTAAATCCAGTTCCACAACCTCCATGACTACCACTACCTAATGGAGTCGTTTGAGCTTGAACGGTTATAAGACCATTAGCCGTTATACCAGCTGCGCTACTAGTGCATTCTTGTCCTAAATACGGTGTTCCTATAGAAGAATCAATTCTAGC